GGAAAGGCTTCGACCATCAATCTGGACGGCCACGAAGCGACGCGCAAGGGTGTCGACCAGCCAGACCCGCCCCAGCATCAGGGCGCGAAGGTGCTCAATGTAGTCAGCTGGGTAATAGCCAGATCGGAGGCGGTGCGAGAATGCGCCCTCTGCGTCGTAGGTCACTATGCTCCCTTCATCAGATCCCTGCACCCGCGTTTGCGCCCGCCTAAAAGTACTGGCCTCTACGCGATAGCCACGCTCTGCGATGCCTCGCATGGCCACGGTTTCGATGCCGCCCGCGCCATTGTCGTAGGCAAGTACCACCTGCCAGGGGTGAAAATCTGGAAGCAAATCGTAGGTGACGCTGGGGCCAAGGCTGCGCAGCTCGAAGGTGTAGCGAACCGCCAACTTGGTGTCGGCCCCGGTAACGCTGGCGATGGCAGTTTGCAGTGGCCCGCTGGGGAAGGCATGCAAACCCTTCGCCAGGGCGACCGATGCCGACACCTGACGCTCTGCCGTCGTGCCATCAGAAAAGGTCACAGTAACGAATACCGTCGTGGCGGTCGCCGCATTGACGTAGAGATATACCCAGTCTGGTTGCTGCCGACCGATGGGCTTCGAGAAAAACTGATCTTGACTATTGAAATACGCATGGCAAAGCTGGATGCTCCCACTCGCGCCCCACCGCAGCCGGGATCCGCCAGCACTACCGCCCGCAACGACAGCGAAGTTTGCCGATTTCGTCAGGCGTTCAGGCTGAGGCGGGCTACCATATTGGTCTGCGTACCTGAAGAAGAACTCGGCGAATCCTCCGGGCGTTTCTACGCCATAATTCCCGCCCGCCATCAGGCTGGCGTTGGGTAAGCCGACCTGCACAGGCAACAGATTAGCGAAATTAATTTCGGTAAATCCGGCAGGGTTATACGTGCCTTCCAGGCGCACCAGCGGAGCCACCCGGCCGACCTGGTAGACGCTGACCATCGCCGAGAGGTTGGGCCTGGCCGTCGCCCCCACCCCGAAAACAGTCACCGTGACACCCGAACTTCCAGCAAGCAAAGCCCCGTTGGGGATGCCGCGCAGCGTAAGCAATACGCCGGTCGCCGTCAGCGTAATGATGAACGCCGACTCGATGGCCGGCACAGAAAACAAGCCCTCCATCAGCTGGGGATAGAACTCTTCGGCGGTTTGGTTCAGGGCAGATCGTAGTTCGAGGGGGCTGGTGGGGTTCGCGACAAACGTCATTTCCACCAGCGTCGTGCCCCAGCGCAGGCGCAGCACATTCGTGTTCGCGCCGATTCCGGAAACGAGAAAGCCCGGCCGCGCGGAAGCGGTCGGGATGTCTGTTTCGAGTACTACGTAATTGTCGTCCTGGCTTAGCGCAGGGCTGCGCGGAGCGGTGAAAATAGTAATGGCCATCTATGCTCTGAATTTTTCGGGGTCATAGCAATCGCCATCGCCGAAGGTGATATCGCAATCAATCGACCACCCGGTATCGTTCTCCGAACCTGCTCGGAACTTGGGCTGCAATGCAACGTCGCTATATCCGAAATTGAACAGCCCCTTATTGGCGTCTTCCTTCAGGCGAAGATAGATATCATTAGCAATTACCTTCATTTGCTCGCTTACCTCGTCTTCCTCTTCGTGGTCTTGGCGCACGTTCGTCAGGATAACGATCAGGGTGTCGTACATTTTGTGGCCGTCCGGCTTCCGCACTTCAGTCGGTGTCGTCAGCCACAGGCAAGGGTAGTTGATCTTGCTATTGCGGCGGCTAATGATCCGGTCGCTCCCACCGAACACGAAGTCGTTGATGGCGACGTGGTCAGCGGCGAGCTGACGAAAGTAGTTCTTGTATTGCGCGTATTCGGTGAGCATATTATTTGTGTTGATTCCGCGCCGTTTCCATGGCTCGTTCCTGGTCGCGGCGGCGACCTTCGCGGGTCACCAGGTGCTGGCAGATGTCGTGAAAATCGGCGCGGTGTACGGCGGCTAAATCACCGAACGCTCCCTCCGTAGCAATGTCTCGAAACCAGGTGAACCAGCTGAAGGTGGGCGCAGTAGAAGGTGGTCCGCTGTCCTCTTTCGTGAACAGGTAATCACCATAGGTTTCGTGAATAGCGAGCTTCACGCCAGTCCAGTACATCAATGCTTGCGCGTACCATTCGGGCGGCATCTTGCGGAAGCGTTCGCCCCTCGCTTCGATGTCTGCGCGACTGATAATCGGCTGACGTTCCAGGCCACGCATGGGCCGCGCTAGGGTGGCCAGCAGGTTCCGCGTAGCTTCCGCCGAGCCCTTCGCGTCGCCCTGAATGGCTTCCTCGTAATACTCGTCAGCGTAGGCGTAGGCCAGGGCTTGGCCATCGACGAATTGGTAGCCAGGCCAGTGATAAACCCGCCAGCGGCAGCGCATCATCTGCTTAATTGGCACGTCTAGGGCGGTGCCAACGTCGAGCCATTCCGTGCCCGCCGCCAGGGCCGCGACATCGTCAGGCGTGAACCTGGCGAAGTCGCTGCTTGTCAGCTGGCACAGTCGGCGCAGGGCTTTCAGCTTTCCCTCGCCGGGCGGATGCCGGGCCAAGTCGCGCAGGAGCTCCCACGCAATTGGCCCGGCTTCTTCCCAGCTGGTCGGCAGCTCCTGGTAGAAGCTGCCGCAGGTGATGGCAGTCATTAATTGCCCCGTTTCCCGCCGGCCAAGCGGGTCGCCACGTCAAATCGGCCTTGCAGGTCTTTGACCTGGGCCTCAGTGACCTTGCCCCAATTCGTGACAATGCGATTGACTTTCCCGTAGAGGGCAAGGTTGGCGAGGATCAGGGCGTAGGCTTCAGGGATGATGTCGAGGGCTTCCTCAATGCGCTGTTCCAGGCTGTCGTTTTCCAGGTCGAAATTGATGCCGATGAACTTGATCACGTCTTCTGTCTCGAAGACATCAAGGTCGCGCAGTTCCGCCAGGGCGACCGTGCTGACGGTCAGCAGGTCCTGATTCTGGGCCAGCTTAAAGCCCAGCTCTACCGCCTTGGCGAAGGTGAAGTTTTCAATGAGTTCCTTGATCGCGAAGCTGATCATTAGCAGGAAGGCGAGCACCCGCTTGAGGTTGTCGGTGCCGAGGTTAGTGATTTCCTTATTCATGAATGGGGTATTGTGGGTTAGACGGTTCAGGTAATTGAATCGTAATGAACCACAATATGGGCGCGGCCGCAGGTGCAAGGGAAGGACGTTAATGGGCAAAGAAAAGCCCCGCCACGGTTGATCGTGGCGGGGCTTAATTCGGGCATCGTATTCAACTTACCGACTGCTTCTTTTCCTCAATAATCTTATCGATGCGGTCAAGGGAAGGGTCAGCACTTTTCTCCTCGGGAGTTAATAATACCGAGGCAAGATATCGGTAAAGAATGGAGAGTGCAATGCGCCGTGTTTCCATCTGGGAATCTTCGTCAATGGCGACGCCGGCGATGCTAAAGAGTAGCGTCTCCAGTGGAGACTCGTTTCTGCTAGGCATAATAAAGGGAATTAAAAAACACGCTGGATGAGCCTAGCAAGCATACTCCCCCTTACGAGTTCGCCCCCATCCTTTTGCGGGGAGGGGCATCCAACGTGTCGATCTGTGGAGAAATGGGCATAAGAGAGTATGATAGTAATGCTGCTAGGCAAGGCCAAAGATAGGGATTATTAAATAGGCGTTTTAAAAACGCCACAAGGATGAGAAATAAAGGTAGACTATCCATGAACCTTTTCGGCGATAAGGCTACTCCTTTCTGCTACTTCGCAATTAAACAGACGAAATATTGAACAGCTCAGCGAGGTCTGCATTGCCATCGTTGATTTCTGTGAGGGAGACCGTGGCGCGCAGGCTTGTCTGCATGTTGGCGGTGACGGCGGTCAGGAGGTCGATGCGTTCCAGCAGGGCAGCGTTGTCAGCCTGCCCGCCGCCCAGCAGGCTGGCCGGCAACGATGGCGTAGTGTTGGGTGCATTGAATACATCCCCTCCCCTATTGAAAAAAGGAACGCCGCCCCCGGCCACGTTCATATTACTGAGGCGGCGGCGCATGTCGCTGCTGCGCTTGTTGATCACGAAAAAGTCCTCCCCTTTCTCTACTTCGACGAGGGTTCCGTCGTCGCCATACAGCTTTGTGCCGCCAGCGCGATGGCTTTTGCCGCCAAAAGTGCCCACCTTTCCACCCCTTTCGAACTTCGTCGATACGATTTTCGCCACGTTGGCGGCGGTGCGGACGCCCGCGAAGATGGCGCGAATCTTTCCGGCCGCGATGATGCCTGGCACCAGGGCCAGACCGGCCACGGTCAGCGATGCGGTAGCGACTTGGGCGGCGGTAGCTGCTGCTATCTGCTGCTGCTCGGCAAAGCCAGCAACGAAGACTTGCCCCGCCTGAAAAGCTTTGATGACCGCCGCATTCTTCTTTCGCGCGGCTTCGTCGCGACCCAGCAGATCCTCCAGGGTGCTCAGGCCCTCAGTGGCAATCGCTGTTTTCTGCTGCTCTAGCTCGGCGCGTAGCTCCTGCTCGCGCAGGGATAGCTCTTTGCGCTTATCGAAAAGCTCCTGGTCAATGGCCACCAGCTCGTCTTTTTTCTCCCTGGCCAGGGCAATCTCGGCGGTGGTCCCTTCCCCTAGTATTTCAATTTCCTGACTGAGAATCAATCGCTTGAGGGCCAGCTTGGCGACGGCAAACTGGTCTTCATTGATGAGGTCAGCGTTGCGCGCGTCCTGGGTGATCTTCCCTTGCTCCTCTTCTACCTTTGCCAGGGCGTCCAGCCTCGCGTTGATTCCGCGCCGATCAACGCGGGTAATTTGCTCACCGCCTTCGATGGACTGTACCGCCGCTGGCGCGCTGCGGTTCAGCTCTTTCTCTACGCGCAACAATTCCGTGCGCGTTTCCTCTGCCGCCAGGGTTTTGTTGGCGTTGAATTTCTTGAATAGCTGGAGTTGCAGCACGTATTCAGCTGCTTGCAATTCCAGTACACGTTTCTGGTAATCGCTTTCGCTGATCTCCTCACGAAGGCGTTGCTGTTCCGCGAGCTGGCTTTGGATGTCGAAGTTTTCTTTGAGTCTTTTGAGGGCTTCTTTGAGCGGGTCGCCACTGCCAGGCCCGACTGGTCCGTCCGTCACTGTTCGGTCCGAGCCTCTTGGCTGGCCAAGCTGTGACAGGTCAAGGCCGAGTTTCTCGGCGGCTTTGCTGGTCTCGTCTAGTTCTTTTTGCAGTTCTTTTTGAAGCTTTTGGTTTTCCTTCACCGCCGCCCTTGCTCCGCTCAGTTCGCGCGCAGCAGCTTCTTCTACAGAGTTGTTGCCTGCAAACTTCTGGTCTCGGGCCCTGCTTGCTTCTGCTAGTCTCTGTGCTCGCGCGGCTTTTTCTTGCGCGGCCGTCAGCTCGTCAGCGAGCTGAAGTTCTTCGCGTACTACGAGTAGCTGTTTTTTCCTGGTATCTACGAACGCTTCCTCCGCCGCCAGGAGAATTATTTTGCGTTCAAAAGCACGATTGGCCAGTTCCTGCGCTCGTTTGATCTCTCCCAGGCTCGTTGTTTCTTGCAGCATGTTCGGCAGCAGGTCGCCGTATCGATCGTTGATTCGCGCGATCAGTCTGGCCCGGTTCTCTGTGCTGATGTTGCCCCGCTCCAGGGTGGCTATTTCTTGATTGAACGCTACTTGCAGCACCGCCGTGCTCTGGCTTAGCGTCTTCGTATTGTCCGTCAGATTGACGAACATGCCGACCAGCTTGCTGACCTTATCGACTGCCCCCGCGATGATCCTGCCAAGGAAACCCTCGCCCAGGTTCTTCAGCAGGCGCGTAAACTGGTCGGTCAGGTTGCTAATCTTCCCGCCGAGGGTCGCGCTGATGGCGGCGGTGCTACCCTGGACGCCCTCCAAATCACCAAAGCCAACAATGGCTTCCAGGATAGCCTCCTGGGTATTCTTGATTTCCAGCGTCTGGCCCTTAAAGGAGAGGGCAATATCATCGCCCGCCTTCTTGCCTTTTATGCCGAACTCTTTCAATCGCTCAAACTCGCCCGTCGTCGCGTCGAGCACCGCCTCAGTCAGCTGGTCGAACCCTTTGCCCTGGCTGGCTGCGATGTCGCCCAGCTTCGTAAGTTCTACCTGCGTGGGTTTCAGGCCACGATTGACCAGCTTAACGTAGCTTCCTATTAGTTCCTCCACCTGGAAAGGTGTCCTCGCTGCGAAATCCTGCAGGTCGTTGAGGGCAGACTGGGCTGCGCTTTTGCTGCCCAGGGAGTTGGTCAGCACCGCCTCGAACTTCTGAAATAATGCGGAGGTGGTGGCAATCCGGGAGAGCACCGCGAACGCGCCGCTAAAGGCGGCGACAAAGCCGACGATTGCCACCTGACCACGCTTGAAAAAGCCGAGCAAGCCGCCCCCATCTTCCTTGTTCATTGCTGCCACTACCCCTCGCGTGCGCGATCGCGTCGTCGCCAGCTGGTCGTTTATCGCTTTATATTCTTTTTCCAGCGCAGCCACTTGGGGTGCGCTTGCTGGTAGTTGGTCGAGGATGCGGCGCAGCTGCCGAGCCCTGGAGATAAGTTGGTCTGGCAACACCTTCGTCAGGTCAATCCCCTCCGCTTTCTTCCCTGCGGCCTCGATGCGGGCCATCACCTCCGCGACGCCCTTGCCTTCCTTCTGTGCTTTTTTCAGCTCATTGGGTAGCTTTTCCGTCTCCATCAGGGTTTTGGCCAGGGCGCGGCTCTGGTCGGTAATGAAGGAAACTTCTAGCTGATACTTGTCGGTAGTTAGCGCCATGAAGCTAAGGTGGCGCGGCCGCAGGTGCAGTAGAAAGGACGTTTACAAGGAAGGTGCTCAGGTTCGCCCCCGCCCTTTCGCATAGCCACGCAGGGCGCGGATGCTGCTGCTGTATTCCCGATCTTCCAGCCCCGTGCTTAGGCCAGCCCTCAACATCTGCGCCACCTCGTCGGGCATATTTGCCGCGATCCTATTGTACAGGCCACCGACGCCCCGAATGCGCGCCTCTTTCGATTTATTGTACCAGGCTTTTCTGCGGTACTTACCTGCCGCCCTTTTCTTCACGATGCCGAAAGCGACGTAGCGGAGAACATCTTCTGGCCGCTTAATTAGTTTCCTCGATTCTAGGTAACCCTGGATAAACTTCTCGGCCAGTCCCTTGCGCTCCAGCCAGATCATTATTTCCTCGACGTATTCGCGTCCCCCAGCGGGCGGTTTCATGCGTCTCATGTCGATGAATCGGCCGGAGCTGTCGAACTGGATGGCGATGGTTGCCGCCGCCTCCCCTGCTGCGGGTAGTACGGCACCGATCAGGCTACGCACCAGATCGCCCGTCACTTCTGACTTTCGCGCGCGCAGCTTCGAGATGCTATCCTGGACGAACTCAATCGTCCAGGTCTCTGCTGTCGTAGTAATGTACTGGGTCAGCGCATCCATTACTTCCTTATTTTTTTCTTTAGGAGTTCCATCACCTCTTCGCCCACGTCGACGCCCGTGATGCTGTAGATGTTCTCGAAGTTGCTTTTGATTTCTGCGACGCAAATGGCGAAAGCAGGGAGCCAAGCCAGATCGAAAGAAGGGAGAAACACCACGCTCATGCCATGCGCCAGCATGATGGCCAGGGTGTACATCGTGATCTTTTCCACCGTTCTACGAAACCCCTTCGACGTGATTGTTTCCTTGCGCCGTCGTGCTGCCTTCACACCAGAATACAGGTCCGCCAGCACCAACGCAAACATGAGCACCAGGAATGGCCAGAGCGGAGCGAGGAATGATAGCACCCACCCCGTCATGATCGAAAGCGCACCCTGCCAGAAAGGGGAATCGAAGATTCGGGAAAGGTTCAGGAGTAGGATTTTGCGCACGTTTCTATTTTTCTGCAAGGTGGCCACCCTGCGCCTGGCGGTAGAAGGACGTTGATGCGGAAAAGGAAGCCCTGCCAGCGCGAGTGGCTGGCAGGGCTTAGGGAGCGGTTGGGTTAGAGGGATCGGAAATAGTCGCCTTCGTCGATCTCTTCGCGGGGAATCTGCTCCTGGTCACTCATGCCTAGCAAGAAGATTTTGTCCTCTAATTTCTGGATGACTTTCACCAGAGACCAAGTTCCGCCGATATAGGACCTAGTTCTAAGGCAGTCCCCTACTTGCAGCTTGTCGAAGAGGCTTGTTGAGGAGGTAGGTTTTTCCGTGATCGATGGCGGGGGTATGGATGGCGCGGGGAAGTATTCAGGGTGTTCCTCCCTCAGTCCCTGAATGACGAGGTGGATAATGCTATCCATTTCGTCTTGGCCGAGGATCAGGCCGTGCTGTTCCTCCATGTGGTTGTACAGTTCTTTTTGATCCAGCATATTGGTTTGGTTTGTGCGGTTGCCCGCTGGCTAAAAGAATATAGTTACAAACATAAACTGAACAAACACCTTCCCGTCCGTCTGCCCGAACCCCAGCAGACTGCGCCCGTGAAGATCTGTGTGCGCTATGCCGGTCGCTGTTTCGATAAGCAACAGCCTTACGCTTGTATCACTATTGTACCTGCTCCAATGGAGGAGGGCCGCGACTGTTTCGGTTCGGTGGTCGCGCATCGCTTGGCATCCTGCTAGCTGCCATTGCCTGGCGCAAATTTGATTGAAGAGGAAAGGTTTCATTTTTTTGTGGTTTGTGCGGTCGCCCGCTCGTTGTTTTTTACTTTATGCGGTTATAGAAACAGCTCAGGCTGACTATATTGAAGCTCGTGAAAGGCTTCTATAATGGCTTGGTCGGCTTCGTACAAATTGTTGAATTGTATTACGCCAGTAAAATTTACACCTCGGATGTCTTGGACGCTTTCTATGCGAACGAACATGTTTTTGGGGTACAATTCCAGTTCTTGGAAGTCGTCATAATATCGGCAAAAAATAGCGATCATAGTTCTGTTTTGGTTGTGCGGTTGGCCGCTGGTTAAGGTAGAAATGAGCTGTCCAAAGGGTTCTCAGGCAAAGCCAATTCCAGTAAATACTTCATTGAAACAATCAACTTACTATCCGTCGGATTATACCCTCCTATCAATGATACTTTACGTATGTATCGCTTGTCCTTGTAGAGGCCATATTCAGGGTGATACAATACCAAGCTGTCTTCATGATTGGGTAATAGGCGTACACCTCTGACAATGATCTCAGTTTCTATTGAGAATCGCTGCCCTTCGACCTTAATACATTTGAGCACCCATACTGGCACAAGAAAAATAAGTTTCGGAGTGCCAGTATAATACATCTCCTGAAGCTGAGCAGGTGATCCCTGCACGATGTCGATGATTAGATCTTCTAATTCATTTAAAAATTCCATGTTGTAAAGTTAAACCCTGATTAAGTCAGAAAGGTAAAATCCTTGCTTTGCTCGGCCGTTCCCGTTTTCGTCGTAGTACCAAACTACAGGCCTTCCTTTGACATATGCGATATACCAGAACCTATATACTGCTTCATCATCAGGAAACCGAAACGGACTCCCACGTTGAAATGCTACTACTTTTAGCATTGTGTCAATAATCTTTTTCATTTGTACCTGTTTTTATCTTTTCCGGTTGGAGGTCGGTAATCTCCAGCCTTGTCTAGCTTATTAACGATTACGTAGGCAATTGCCATTGCAATAAGTGCGCTCATGTTTTTTTCAATTTGATGGTGATGGAGCCCCATGCTAGAAGCTGATAATAAAAAAGACTGACTAATTTTAAGGAGCTGCTCAAAGCTTTCCTGCAAATCGTCAAAGTCAAGTCTTTCAGAAAACCCTTTTTTGTAGAAGTCGTAAACGAAAGAATCCCCCGGATATTTATAGGGGAGGCCAATGTACAATTGCTTGTATTTCAATACGTGGTTCTCTACGTTCGGAATTCTATCCCCAATGTCGAGTCTTTCCATCAGGCTTTCAAGATATTGTTTTGTTGACATATAGTTACAATCTGCCACCATACTGGGTTTTTGTGAGGATATGGTTGTGAAGAAGGGCGCACTCCCGCACAGCCTCTACTGTTCTTGCTAGTTTCATTGATTCAGGACTATATCCTGAACGGATATAGACATAACCAACACTATCAGGTGTGGCAATATACAGAACTTCACCAGGTACACCCTGCTGCACTGTATAAGTATGTTGTGTCAGGCAAGGCAGTTCCGTGTCCTTTTTGTTCAGGTAGCCCGATCCCTCAGCGCAGGGGGGGGGCGGTTTACCCATCGACAAGAATAAGGCAATCATTAATACTAGTGGAACCCAAGCGAAGGTATATTGGTTTTTCATTTTTATTTTGTTGTGCGGTTGGCAAAAAGAAACAAAAAACGCGCAGAGATAGTGATGAAGCTTTCGTAGTGTTCATCTTCCACCCTAG